TAATCTTTAACGCCATCTGACGGGCACGGGCACGGATAAATACCTGATCCGTGTAAACATCTACCGCAGTCTCAATTACCGGCTTAGAGTCCGTCGTACCTACAGGTTGGAAGCCTGACCCGGGGAAGTTACGGGGGCGAATCTGTAGCGTTACTTCTGGTGCAGCGGCGGTTGAGTTAGAAAAGTTAATATCGGGCAGCATACGACGGGTCAGCATAAACTGCTCACCATCAGCAATATCAAAATCAGACGATTGAATGTAAGCCGTTATAGGAGCACCGTCGTCATCTAAACCGTTTTCTTGATCATATAAAACCCCAGTAATGGTGCCACCGGGTGTATTAACTGCCATAGGATATTCACGTAGGGGACTATCTAACCAAGCCGTGCGATCAATATTTCCGTAGTACCAGATACGCTCAAGGTAGTTATAAATTACATAACGGTTGGGGTACGAAGAATTAGAACTTGGGTATATCCACCAGACTTCATTCCAACCCTCATTTGTACCAGAGATAATAGTGTCGGCCTGACCGTAGTTAATATCCTGATAGACAAACTGACGCAGGGTGCAGGGAAGCGTCTCGACACGGCCTGAATAGACATAGAACTTGTCATGCCCCATCCAGTAAGTGACGTTATTTACGGTTACAGTAGCCCGTGGGCTAAGAATAGAGATGTTATCTGCTAGTTCCTGTAAGCCAAATACATCCGTGGTTCCAAGGTATTGAAAAGAATAAAGGTGTGATTCTGTCCACACCAAGATCTCTTGTCTGGTTGGTATGGCGCGGACAATCCTTGAGCCACGAGAAACTCTTATAAATCCCGCAGAGTTGGTAGGCGTCGGAGTCCATTGGCTCGGATTATCCTGATCAGCCCACCTAATAAGAAGGGGGTCAAAATCAGCCACATTAGTAGAACCAAAAGGCACACTCCCAAAAGCGAGAAGATGCTTGTCGTTTTGCGATACAAGAACCTGCATAGCCTTGGTTGGTACTGCATTGGCGTTGTATCCATCTGCGGTAGCCTTTACTGAAAGAAGAATTGCATTGGTCTGAAGGGCGGTTCCGGGGTTAGTAGAAGACCCACGCTCCCAATAATAAATAGCGCCGTCTCGAATATTAGCAACTAAGTCATTATCAAAGTTGTCGTACCACCAATCGTTACCTTGTAAAGCAACCGGTATTGTTCCGCCAAGACCCCACTCAAGACGGCCCCAAGTGTCTGTACCCCATCCGTAACCAAATGTGCCGCCGGGAGTACCAACATTTATCTGATACTTACCAACCGTTGCAGAGCCGCCATTACCTGCATCAGAAGCATTAGCCGTTACCGGAACAACAATTGTGTAAGCGTTGGCATTAACTACGGTAGCAATCTCAAAGCCTTGGTTGACGTTTAAGATCGCAGCCGTGACGTTACCACCCAAAGAAACGGCGCCAGTAAACTGAACATAATTACCTGCCACTGCTGGATTACTTGTATCCGAAACTGTTACGGTAGAAGATCCGTTAACAGCAGCAAATGTTACATCTCCAGCAGCCGTTGTGGATTGGAGTGGGGTAATGTCATAAAAATAACCACCTGCTTCTATGTACAGTTTTAAGTTTGTCCCAACGGCTAATAGGTTGTCCCCAAAAGTTGTTACATAGTTAAATAACTGCCGACAAGTGCCGAGAAAGGTATTAGGCGTCTGTTTAAGCCAACCACCAATCTTCTGCGGGTAGCCCGAAAGAAAGCGAATTTTGTCACCCTCAAACCAGCCACCCTCGTTAGAGTAGTTGGTCTGATCTCGGTTTATTCCCGGCTTAAATCTAAGTGCTATAAATGGCATGGCATCCTCACGCTACAAGTCCCGGTATATATACCGTTTTACCATCTTTTTTGGTAGCCGTTAGGTTCTGCTTTTTGAGGTTAGCCGGGTCATAAGAAACGTGCACCCAACCCGAATCCGGCACGCCGGGGGTGTAGAACTCAAGGATCAACTGGGTGTACTCAAGGTTGTCCATGATCCACACGGCTAGGTCTGCGTTGGCAATACCGGGAATCTCAATGTCAGCGGCTTGTCCTTTACAATGGTCGGACGTTTTGGAGCCTCCCACCTTTGCGTTGACTTCGGGGTGCCTGAATCCTGAGTTGACCTTGACTCCGGTTTGGAATTTGTCACGGACGGGCTGCAATACCTTTTCACAGAGCGTTTTAAGATTAGCAATCTCAGCCTCCCCCGGTGTGTTGTCCATGTCATGCCGCAGTGCAGTATCAGACTTCACCATCTCGGCAAGAGAAAAGTTATTTGTTAGTTGCATCTTTCTTCGCCTTCATGTCCATGATCTTCTCAAGGGTACGCCCGCCAAAATAGAAGGACATAATTAGCATCCCCCACTGGCCCAAGAGTTCTACATAGTTATTGTTTACCTCAATCTCCCAAGCAGACATCATCCCAAATACGGTGTATGTCAGCAAAATAAAGATTAGCGTCATAGGCCGGATGTTCTTAGATAGCCATGAGTCCGACTTCATATCGGCCTCAGCCCGTTTGGTCAGGTTATCCTGCTCATTCATGTCGGCTTGGAGTTTGGCAAGTTCTCCTTTTTGCTGCATCTCTAAAAGCATTGCTTGCGCCTTGGCCCGTGCCTCTGGATCTGGAAGAACCTTGTCCAGTACCTTCTCACCAATACTTAATAGTGCGGCTATGGGTAACATTATTTTTTACTCCTTGAAAGCATGGTTGCGGCGATATTGAGCATCGCCCGGGTCTGGTCTAAATCAGCGGGAGGCTTGTCCCATCCCACGGTAATCTGTCCTATGAATCTACTTGGCTCGGGTGGAATACTGATCCGACACCCAAACCGCATACCCTTCTCGATGTACCACAAGCCAATCTCTGACTGTGCGGCCTTGTACTCACTGCATGGTACGTTGCCTGCCATGAGGTTAACTACGTCTTGATTGTTGGCTTGATTAGTTGTAAAGAGTCCTACGTCCAGTCCGTCATTAGTCTTGTCCCTGCCTTCCTTGGTATACGCCCGATACTGCACCCGGGTTCCCAGCAGGGGGTTCACCTTAAACACCGCCACGGTAGTCGCACCCGTGGTCTTAAACAGATGGGCTACGGCATCCTCAACCCGGTCTTCCACAATCTCAGGCAGTTTCTGGCTTTCCTTGTACGTCCCTACAATTAGGTCTTTATTGTCGTACAGCATCCAGCCACCGAAGGCCAGCACCGCCATCATGATCATGGCAAACAACTTAAACGGCGAGTCAACATACGCCAGCACCTTGGAGAGCGTGTCATTAGCGTTTAGTTTCTCAGCCATTACAGATGACCCTTCATAATGTAATAAATTGTGACAACCAGAAACGCCAGCATCACACAAATAATCTGCAACTCTCGTAACTTCTCTATATCCCTGCCCATTGCATCTTTACTCTTGGCATGACGGGCAATCATGTCATCTTTAATCTTCTTGACCTTCTCAAACTCTTCTTCACCCTTAAACTGCCCAAACTGCTGGATCAGAAAGTCTTTTACTTCCAACTCCATGCGGCGTATCTGATCTAGCCTGCGCCACTCCGCCATAGCGGTCATGATTGTTATTTCGCCTACTTGACTCTTGCGTACATTCTTAAAAGCGTGACGGGCTTTGACCTCCGCCATACCAAAGTTCTGAATCGACTCAACGGCTGAACTTATCTCCTTGCCTGACTGAATAGCAGACTTGATGCTCTGGGTTGCCGCCTTAGCGGTACCGATAATCGGGTCTAAATTTGACAAAATTCATCCCTGTTCCTAAGTCTGGCCCCAAGTCTTAGCACCGGCTTTTGGTACAGATGTAGCCCAGACCGATACGGACTTCTTTAACTTCAGGGGTGCGCCACAATCAGAGCAAGTGTCAGCCACCAATTCAGCCTCATCCAAGTCGTACCCACAGGAAGCGCAAACATGGACTTCCTCTGAACGGCAGACTTTTACCCCATCAACCTTATGCGCTTCAATTACTGTTTTCATGTTTATCCCTTATTTAAATTCTGGGCCACCAACCCAAAGCACTAAAGAGCGTCTTACCCCCCGAGTAACGGGAGTAACCCTGTGCAAAATATAAGACGGGAAAAACCACGCCCGACCTTTTTTTTGTTCTAAAGAAATTATGTCGTCTGTTTCTGTTTTTATTTGTAATTCACCACCTTCAAATTCAGATGTATCACTTAACATCAACACCATTGATAATTTACGGGGGACATTACGATCTTTTGCGGAACCATCTACGTGCCATTTATAATGAGATTGTTCATTTCCTGTATATAAACCTAGTTGTGCTGGTTCGTAAAATCCTGTTAAATCGTATTTAAAATATTTTGTATTTATTTCAGATACAACATTAGAAAATTTTTGCCAAATATGATAATTTTCTTGATTTGGCGCCCACCAACAAATATCTGTATTTCTAATGTTTTTATCTAAATTTCCATTTAAATGATCATTACCTCCAACTCTCCCTTTCGCTAATTCATGCCAAACAGGGCTGGCTAAAATTAAATTTAGGTCTTCTGGGGCTAAAAAATCATCCCAATAAGCATGAGTATCTTTCCCGGGTGAATGTCTTGGTTCTAAATTAAAAATCATTTTTGCTCCATTTGTATTGTTCTATATTTTATAAAATGGTTTCTGTCTATCTGTCTAGTTTTTAAATCCCCAAACTCGTCAGCGTATTGTCCATTTTTACGTACAAAATGAAGAAATACCTGTCCAGAGTAGTAACCTTCAGGGCCATCACATATATTACGCCAATGTTCTATATCATGTCCTTTATATAAGACCGCATCCCCCTCTGCAATATCAAAACGCTTATCGCCCATATAAATAGGCCAAGCGTAATTATGCGATCTTCCAAGTTGAACCGTGACACTTACTTCACAAGCAGGTCTATCTTTATGTGGCTTTAATTCATCCCCATTAGAATACAATCTAGCATAAGCATAAGTTGGTAGAAGTTCTTCCCCAACAGCAAACTCTAAACTAGGCCATATTCTCTCAAGCAAAGTCTCAAAAATAATTTCATGACTAACTACTGAATAAGCATTAGGTATTTGCTCATCCCCTTTTGCACAACCATAACTAACACAAGGCGCTCTAAGTAACACATTTGTTAAAAATTTACATAAATCTAAAGGCACAGCATCTTTTATATAAATAGCGCCGTACTTATTAAAACCTTCATTACTATCCACATTTAATCCTAAACGGCTGGAGTTTCTGTTGGTGGGGGAACGTTGAACTCATCAAAATCTGCCAAAGTAAATGTTAAAGATTGTCCTACCTTATCTTTATATGCATTAACAGCAACCAAATTTTGTGCTAGTGCTTCTTGTTTATCTTGAGTTTCAGCAATTGAAACTCCTGCGTGGGCTATCCTCTTTATAATTTTATTAGGGTCAGTGTCTTCAAACATAGTTGGTTGAAAAGCCATCCGTGGTTGGTCATCAATTGATTTAGTCGATTGATCTGAATTAAAAGCAACAATAATTGAATTACTTGCTTCTTCAAAATCATAAATTTTCATGGTTACAGAATTGATTGTCATTTAATTCTCCTATTAAGATGAAGGGCCTAACCGAGTACCGGTTGCTGGGTATGTAACAAATGGGTTTCCTACAATGTAAGCGCCGGGAGAGCCACCACTTCCTCCGGGCCTGCCTACTGGGCTAGGCCCCGGTGTTCCAAAACCCCCAGAAGATCCACTACCACCTCTACCACCACCTGACCCACCTGACCCACCTGTGGCTGTTGTTGGAGCGAAACCCGGGCCAATAGCGGTACCCGAGCCACCACCCCCACCAGCAGGGGATGTACCAGAACTACCATTATTTCCTATTGCTGAACCACCCGGAGTATATATTCCGGGTGTATGTGCCCCAGCAGATCCGCCAGAACCGCCATTATATCCAGCGCCGCCACCGCCACCGCCACCAGTACTAAATCTATAGTTGAAGTCTTCTGGGCTTGTAGGATAAGTCACATAGACGCCACCGCCACCGCCACCGCCACCACCACCACCGGCAAGAGTTCCGTTATTAGTGATGGTTGTAGGACGATTTACAAAAACGGCATTTCCCCCAGAAGAACCGGGATTTCCCGGAAAAGTTTGTGTAGTGCTACCATTTGTGTCGCCTCCGGATCCACCTGAACCCCCCATACCTTGAATTACACCATTATTAATAACTGTAACGGTATCTCCGGGGCTAAACGAAGAAGGAACTAAAAAAGCGTAGGAGCCTGTAGAAGTGCTACCCACAAGAACCCCCGGATTAATTGTTACTGTAATATCAGAAGTGCCGGGAGAATAGGTTGGACCACGGTTTGAATAAACGTCATAGTTATATGCATTACCAGAAATAGTAAGCGGGATAGCAACGCGGTTTGATTTATTCTGCAAATCCTGCATAGAAATAACTGTGCCAGAACCCCCCACACCTGCAAGGGTTCGAACCGCAGCATCATTCATTGTAATTAACGCAGTGGGGGAGAGATTTAACTCTGCGTTAACTTGAGAGAGGCTTATTTGTCCTGAAGGCGTAGTCATTTAATTAACCCCTCTTCAAAGCATCAACCTCGGCTTTAAGTTCGATAATTGCTGCAAAAGCCAAAGCGCATAACTTTTCATAGTCCACCGCAAGTGTGCCGTCAGGTTTGGCACGGACAGCCATTGGAAACACAGACTGTACGTCTTGAGCAATTACACCAAAATCATTTTTTTGTAAGAAGTACCCATCTTCACCACCGTGATCGTTAAGATAATCTTCAGTCCACTCAAAAGTTTTGCCTCCAATCGCCGCAACTTTTGCAAGAGCATTAGGTATACTTTGAATATTGGTCTTAAATTTACGATCTGATGTGTAAAAAGCAGTTACGTTGTTAGTGGCCCTAATTTCACCAGTAGTACCAGAGGCCGCAGTGCCCACACCAAACGACCCAAACTGTACGGAAGAAGCCGTATTAATAGCCTGTGGCGTAGATAACGTAATAGAACCACTACCATTAGTAACAACAATTTGATTAGAAGTTCCAGTAACACCGGCTAATGTAAAGCCAGAACCATTTCCAATTAATAGTTGACCGTTCGTAGCGGCGGCGGTTACTCCGGTGCCACCAGAACCAATTGGAAGGGCAGATGCAAGAGTCAGAGAAGTTAAATGCGTAATTGCATTAACACAATCTGTGCCGTTGTTATATACAAACAATGTTTTACCGGTGGGGACAGGAATACCTGTCTGACCTGTTACTTTAATTGTGACTGTATCTGCACATCCGTTATTAACAATATATAACTTCTCAATTGCTGGGACGATAAGATCACGAGCGCCACCCGTGGTTCCAGTTAAATTTAACCGGAGATTACGAGCCGTCTGAGAAGCATTAGTATCCGTTAATGTCAGGGTCACGTTAGCACTAGCAAAGGTTACGTCAGCAGAACCAACGATAGCCTCTTCTAATGCCACCCCTAAATTGTCATTAGTGACGTTACCCCATGTCCCCGAGTTTTCCCCGGTAGCCATAAGTTGTATTTTTAATGCTGAATATGTACTTGCCATTATTTACTCCTTAAATTAAGCCGCTATGGGCAACCAATTTGGTGTTTGTACATCAACAACAGGTATCCAGTTGGGGTTCTGATTGGGGTTAATTTTACTCCAGATCAAAACTTTACCAACACGCCCTTGTCCTTGAACCCCCGTTACCGGTACAAATGCGCCACCTTCGGCCTCAGCCTGTCCTAACTGACTTGTTCCGACAACCCCTACTAAACGAACATCAACTTTTATAATTGCGATTGCTGTTCCAAGTTCCCCAGAGGCTTCAACCCCCGTCACGGGTACATTAGCCGCACCGCTTTCGTCAGTTTCTCCTAACTGACTTACCCCTTCAACTCCTACTAAATAAACATTTGCCTTACCAACTACTGTTACAGAGCCGGTTTCGCCAGTGGCTTCAACCCCGACAACCGGTATAAAGTTAATTGTTTTAGTAGTAACTTGACCAAGCGTTGCAACTAACCCAAACCCTGTTACAGGTACAAATGCGCCGCCTTCTGCTTCATCTTGCCCTAATACTCCGGTAGCAGAAACCCCTACCAAACGGACATCAACCGTTGTAACTACCGTTTCTGTACCAACTTCTCCGGTGGCTTCAACTCCTATAATTGAGGAATTAGCATCGCCAGTTACAATTTCCTGACCAAGTTCTACCTCAGCTTGCACACCAGCAGGTTCAAAATCTGCACCAGCATTAACTCCTACTGGGTCAAAAAGAGCAGAAGCATCTACACCGGTAGGCCGAACCGTTGCACTAAACCTAAAATCAACCTGCCCAACTTCCCCGTTACCTTCAACCCCTACT